GAGCGTAGTCGATCTCCACAATCACGTTGTTCGGGTCGCTAGGCTTGATAATCCCCCGAATCACCTTCCCGATGTCAGGATCTCGAATCGGGATGTTCTGCAAGTTCGGAGAATCCGAACTTGACCGGTACGTGGTGACCGTATGAAGATTGAAAAAAGCGTGAACTCTGCCGTTGCAGAGTTCTCGCTTAAATGGGGCCAAATACGTCCCACGCAGCTTTTCCAACTTCTGTGTGCGTTGGAATAGCTTTGTGTATGGAGTATTGATTTCTTGCAGGGCTTCGTCATCCAGAGACAGTTTACCTGTCTCTGGATTGATGACTCCCCCTGGGTGTCCCATGACGTTGTAGAGGATATCGGCTAGTTGCTCTCGGGAGCCAAGTTTTGTCTTGGCTCCGTATCGCTTTCGCTGTTCCTCATACTCAGGCATCGACCGCAATTCCGCTTCCATCCCCTTGATGCGATTGCCGATGTCGGCAATCGCAGTATCCAGACGCTCTGCGCAGACTGGCATACCTATGCTTTCCATCATTGATAGAGCCAATGAGCCTTGGTGCATCAGGGCGTAGGCTTGGGGGGATGCCGGTTTCATTAGCGTCGTCGCCCCAATCGGTCGTAGACAACTACCTTGCCAGCGGTCTTGACGATCTTGCCGACAGGTCGGCCAACTCGGTCGTAGACTTGCGAGCAAGTCCCGCCAACGCATGTTGCGACCTTCGCTACGGGACGGCCCAAACGGTCAAAGACCGTTTGGGTGTCGCCTGCGAACGACTGGACTGCGAACGAAGCGGCGATGACCATCGCCGCGAAAATTGTTGGTTTCCGCATCGGAATACCCTCTTTCTAAATGAACCTAGAATCAGCAACCTAGCCCACGGCGGGCTAGGTTGCAAAGCTCCGAGCAGGATTCGAACCTGCGCCTCCTAGGTTTTTCCATTGAACAAAAATTGCTGGCCTAGGTATTCCACCGCATTAACTTCCGGAGCAAAAAGATCGACGGCCCGTCGGTATTTTTACCGATATTCTTTCAGCGACTTAAGCTGCCCGAAGTATCGCTAGGCAACAACCGCCGATCCTGTTTCTTTATCGTTTCATTTCCGTTCTCCTTAATCCGGGAGGTTGCAAGATTCCTCACAAAGATGCTTAATTTGGGGCTAGCTCGGTGTCTGGTACTCTTTCACCCAGACTCGTCTGCTTGCATCTTGTTCGTACCAAGGTCGCCCCGGTCGATCCTATTCTACGTCCGGTGGCCGCCTAAAGGCGGCCACCGTTATAGATTTTCCGGTATTTTCTTCCAAAATAGGTAGATTCCCTGCTAATTCGCAGGGAATCCACGATGCAGGTAGATAACCAGAACCGATACCATTCGAGATGGCATAGGCCATCTCGATAGGATTGCTGACCTCGGCTACCCCTTCTTGCGTCTCCGACAAGTAGCCGTACCACTCGCCGGTGATAAGCCTATTCGGGTCTGTCCCGAACAGGCTTATTGGCAGTGTTTGGATGGCTTCGCCCTTCGCGTTTTCGTGCGCCGAGACGAATATGTCGTGTCCCGGCTTGTCTCGCTTCGCGAGCCAATCGCTGAAACTATCGTAGGAAATTATCTTAGTGACTTGGTACTTGTCCGACAGGAGATCCGCAAGGTTAGGAGTGACAATCCCCAACCAGCGTTCGACGTGTACGGCCACTTGTGGCCGTACTTTTTGAGCATCTCCCAGCTTTTTCATCTCGCGCAGGAGCTTGCGGTGGGCCGCAAGCACCTTCTTGGCGTGTTTGTACAAGACCATGCCGTCAGGCGTGGGCTTGCGGTAAGAATCGAACAACTTGACCTGCAAGATGGATTCCATCTTGCGGTTGCTGTTGGGGATGATCGCGGTGTTGCCCATCTTGAGCTTCTTGCTGGCTGCTTGGGCACTTCCCAACTCCACGCATAGAACGAACCAGCGGAGGGCTTCGAGCTTCGGTTCGACCACTTGGTCGATAGGATAGCGACGTGAGGAGCTAGTCATTACGAGCCATCCGTTGGGTAGACTTCACAGGATTCGCTACACCCCGACTGCCTATCCAAAGTTTCACTCCACTGTTCGCCATACTTGAATGTGGGGTCATCGAATCTTTTGAAATCCTGCGTATTTGCGTTTTGTACAATATCCTCCGCAGATAGGTGTTGCCTAAAAAACACAATCTTGCCATCGTCTCTCACCGAGGTTTGCTTGTGTCCGTAATCTACCGTCCCGTAAGTTTCTTCCATCTTTCTCGGAAAGTCAAAAATCTTGGGGTTGTCTTGAGCTAGGGTGTATAGCTTCCTGTTGGTTTTTTTCCAACACCACACGCAATTCCCGTAATGTTCTGGGATTTTCAAATCCCAAGGGAACTGTTGCATGTATTCAATAACCATTTTCTTTGTCCACCCCTTCTGAACCAGAGGGTAGATAAACCGCATCTCTTTTGCGCGGATCGAGACTCGATCCAACTCGTCGGCTCGGATACCTATAGCAGTGTCGTAGTTTAGTTTCCTGCCCCGAAGGAACCCCTTAGACTGTAGGAAATCTTCCATGACATCCGTTTTCAGCCTAGTCGTACACATAGGTTTAACCGGATTCGGAATGCCGTATTTGCGTATCACATCTTCAAAAGGCTCTCCATTTCGGCTGGCTGTCGCATAAGTCACCACCTTATGAGTGACTCCCACGCCTCGCTCGGGATTCACCACCGCTTCCAACCATGTTGTCTTAAAATCCCAGTTCACATCGCAATCGTGGACAAATCTCAAGGTGTCTGGATGCTCGCATCCTGTGTTTGCGAACGTGACTAACACTTCGTGCGTTTCCCGACATTCCTCTAGCAAAAACTTGGTCATCACGGCTGATGTTCGACCGCCTGAGAATGAAATACTTAGCTTTGGTTTTTCCATTTTATTTATACTGCTTTCAGTCATTGGGCCAACATGAAATTAGGCTAGGTCTGCCGACTTTGGTACAACCGGCCACGGCGACGTAGGCCGGTTTGTCTTGCATGAATTCCGCTTCGCGGAGTGCAACGTAATTGTAGCGGCAGATGTTCTGCCGCCTCTCAGATTCGGTCATATTTAGACCAATCATCGCGGTGACGTGCGCCACCTTGGTCTTGGAGTCCGAGAAGTTTTTCTTTGTCAGGAGCCACGCCGAATACCCCTCGGTATCTGACTGCGATGCAGTCAGAACCAAGCAACGCATACGAGTGGACAAGGCTCGAAGTTCTCGCCATGTCTCGTCGATCTGCTCTCGCTTTTCCTTGAATCCCGGCGGTGCGCCGAGGATGTCTGCGTAGTCGATGACGATTACCTCTGGAACCCAACCTTCGTCAGCCCACCGGCTGACTTGGTTGGAAATATCCTTGGCGGTGATCGTACCAGCAGGGTGTGTGAGCAATCGGAATCGCTTCGGATCTGCCCCCGCCGACGAGGAAAACGCTTTGATCGCATCTTCCTTGGTGATCGGGGGAGCCGATTTCGGCTCCCTTACGATCTTCGGTTCTTTGTTTTCGTAGGCCAATTCCTTAGGAATCATAAAGCGACCGCCTTTCAGCGGTCGCCTGCAAAGCCTCGGAAGCAATCGTAAGATGACCTGATCTTGGCTCATATCCCCGCAGGAGAAGAACGCCGTTCTTCTCCCTTGGTCTACGGATCTCCACGCCAAGTCCATCAAGACTGTAGTTTTACCTGTCTTTTCCGGGGCTAGTAAGGATACGAACGAGTCAGTAGACATAACGTCGCCGAAGAATTCTCCGAGCGCGCCGGGGAATTCGATCAGGGGTTTCTTGGTGGATTGCTCGAAGGCTCGTTCGACTACGGACAGATCGGCCAGTGGGAATACTCCGGATTCCTCTTGGCCGATTTTCGGTCGTTTCCATTGCGCCTGGATGTTCAGGGCATCCTCAACCTTGCCGGTTTCGGCAAGGTTGGTGATCGCATTTCCAAGTCGCTTGAGACTGTTGCGCTGGACGATGTTGCGGATAAGGTCGATGGCGTAGTCGGGGGTCATGTCCGACGTTGCAGGCAGACTGGCTAGCCAGTCTGCCATCGTGTCCACAATCGTCGAATCGGCGATGTCTTTCCAAGTATCGAACTTGGCGGTGATGCCCCCGATTCCGGGGGCTTCGCCGTACTTGACAAAGTGGTCTACGCACCAGCGAGCAAGTATGTTGGCATACTTGCTCGCGAAGGCTTCGTTGTCCCAAGCGGCGGAAACCGCCGCGAGGACTTCGGTGGAGTGGACGAGGGCGCAGACTGCGTGCCGTTCGTCACTGCCGTCGTGTCTGACTACTTTCATTTGCAATACTTCCAATGTATCAAAACGTCTCGGGCGAATAGCCCAGTCCTCATACCAACGATGATGACCGTTACCCAATCGCCTCGCCTGTCCAATCGTTCTAGCATGTACGCAAACGCAATCGTAATGCCAACGAGATTCATTGCGAGGTTGATTGAATTCATCTTTGTTCCTGGTGCGTAGGCATAGTCCCAAAGGCAGGCAAACATAAACAGCAGTAACAAAAGTTCATACATGGTTATTTCCCAAATTCCAACTCAAAGCCTTCCTTTGTAACCTTGATGCCCTGACCATTCGGTAGCCTGTAAAAGCAACCCTCCATTAGTTGCATGCACCGCCAATTTTCTACTTGCCGAATCGCTGGCCACTTGTCGCGGTTGGCGTACTCGACCCTGCATTCATCGATGATTACCCAGTCTTTCGCACCTACCGACCAAAACGCATCTGATGCCAAACGAGGTTCATTGAGCGAAAGAGCCGTCCAGCCTTTAGGGAATCCTAGACAAATCGAACTATCCAATTTCTCTGGAGAGTTCGGCTCGATGCGTCGGCGATACCATAGGGTGTCTGCTTGCCTTTCGTTGTGAGACACTTTCCATCCTGTCTCAAACGGAGCAGGCTCAAACCACTCATCTCCGGGTTGCAAATCTTCCGCCGGAAACTTCTCAAGCAGTCGATACCCTTCGCCGGGATCTGGCTTGTCGGTGTACCATTGCGGAGGATCGTAGACTTGGCATAGATCCCATCGGAAATTACCTGCAATCCAGTTTTTTCCATTGACACCTGAAAGGTAATATTCCGCCCAACCATCAGCATACCTATCGCGAAATCTAGCGTAAACATTCTCGCCCTTCATTACCTTGGCGATGTCCCCAGCGGTTGCATCCCGCCAAAATTGCTCGATCTTATCAGTCACGATCATCTCTCCTGTTAATTCGCTTCAAATCGCTAAAAAACTCAATCGCCATTGCCACCGAAAAAACCACACCAGCTATTACGCAGCAAGCGATATAAGGCCACATGTAAAAAAGGAACTCGATCATTTTTCCAACCCCGCAAATTCCCTAAGTTCTTTGATCTCCTCTGGCCTTGCCGACCCAGGGTCGTCTGCGTCCAGAGTTACTTGCAGTGTTTCCCCTGGAAACACTGCTAAATCGCCAGCAAGTCGCGAAGCGACTTGCTGAGCATCCGACGAATTGTCGAAGCAGATTATCCTACGAGGATAACCTGCCATCAGTCTAACCTGCTCTTGCGTGTAGGCTAGACCGAAGGTACAGACTGCTCCGTCCCCGATGTTCGCCATGTCGAAGAATCCTTCTACCACAATGATCGTGTTCGTACAAGTTTCTGCGCCGAAAAGTATGTCCTTTTCGGACATACTTTTCTGGTCATCGGCAGCGGTCTTGTACCGCTGCCCGTCTACGGCTTCTCGGAATCGGATCGTCCAAGAGACGGGCCTGCCGTGAAACGTAATCGGAATGAAAATTCCCCTGGGTACACCTGAGAATGGCCCGATTGATTGCAAAGCATATCGCTTTGCAATTCGATCAGCGTCCAATCCCCTATTGAGCAAATACGCTCGATCTCGTTGGCTAAGGGCAACAAGACCTGTAGGGGGTGCGTACTGTCCATACCTGACAAGGCTGCTGCTAGTATCCGGTGCAGCGAAGGCTCGGATTTGCTTGAGTTCATCGAGGTTTTCCCTGGTAAGTAGGCGAAGTGCGTAGAGAACGTCTTTCTTTCCGCACTTGTAGCAGTTGGCGCGAGAGAAGTCGTTCTTGATCCCCAAGTGGTTCTTCTGCCCGTGGCAGAAGGGGCACTTGGTATTTGTCCAGCCTAGACGATAGTGGGGATCGTCTGGGCCTGCGACCGATATGTTATGCCTTTGGAGCAGATCCGTTGGTGTCATTGTACTCGTTCATCAGTCGGACGAAGGGTAACGATTCACCCTGGCTCTTAGCGATTCCATGCAGGAATTGCTGGAACTTCGGGTGGTTGACCTCGAACTTGCGGAACTTCGGCGAGAAGGTTCCGCAGATTCGCTCAAACCACAGAAATGCAAACTCACTTGCCGGTGGCAAGTGAGTCACCAGCGTCTCGGCTACTCCGGTCTTTTGTTTCAGATATGAAACAAAAGCGTTGTAGGTATCCATGCAATGCTGGATGTACTGAGGTTCGATTGTATTCTCCAAACGGCCAAGGACTTCCTTGGCCGTCTCGGAGACAGGATAGTCATCCAAGGCTATCTTCTGCTGCACGAGCAATTCTTTGTACTTATGTCGCAACAGCGAACTGGAAATGTTCTTGACCGAATCAGGCTGTTTCCTAAGCCATGTCAGCATCTTGTCGATGTCGGCGTAGCTGTGTGCCTTGAGCAGTTCGTTGAAGTCCTTCAACGAACTGTACTGGCCCCCGCTGACCTTGATATGCTTCCGGCGAAGCCGGACGGCAGGGGACTCCGTTTTAGGCTGGTCTGGCTCAGGTGGTAGTAGTGGCATGATGCGCAGGTGGGTGGAGGTTTCCTTTGTCGTCGCGAGTCCATCCGTTGAGGATCTTCTCGATGTGTTCTCGGGTCGATTCAGGGTGGTTGTTGTCCCAAGCGTCAAGCAGTTGTACACGGTATGCTCGTTCGTCATTCAAACGAATGGCTACTTCCATTCCGCAAATGTCTATGCACGCAAAAGCCGGGACTTGATCGACTTCGAGCCAAGTGATCTTGTACCAAGGTAGTAGTTTTTCGCAGATTCGTTCCACTACTTTAGCCGCGCCGCTTCTGATTGTCGGTTTTCTTGGATTAGCCATTTTGCGTTTCCAGTTGTTTGAGTTTCGGTTGTAGTTGTTCCATCGAGGATCGCAGTTTCCTGCGATCCTCGATTTCCTGTTTCCTGGCTTTCTTGAGCCGTTGTACCGGCACAAAGAGCTTTTGACCATCGGTCAAAGCTCTTTCGAGAATGACAGTCATCAGATCCTCGACTGTGCAATCCAATTGGATTGCCAGCGTCTTGATCCCCGTAACCAATCGCTCAGGCAATCGGTTGACCGTCAACGCCTTAACCTTTGGCTTTGTTAGGTCGTACTTTGCCACTTAATAGTCCTCCTGTCTTGGATAAGAGTAAATCTAGCACAGGCATCGTCGCGGCCTGTCGGCCATCGACGATGCTGTTTGCAACTTGCTGTTTGGTTTGGATCGCTTGGCAGATACGTTCTTCGACCGTCTCTGGTACGACCAAGTAGTAAATGTCGCAATCCTCTTTTTGGCCAATACGGTGAACGCGATCCGCACCTTGAGCCATCACCGCTGGTGTCCACCACATCTCGGCATTGGCAATCGTGCTTGCCGCTGTCAGCGTCAAGCCTACCCCCGCCGCCTTAATGTTGGCTACCATCAGCTTACATTGTGGGTCGGTCTGGAACCGATCCACAATGCCTTGGCGTTTCTTGGTCGGAGTAGAACCGTCGATGACGACGACGTTCTGCTCCGGCAAGATTCTACGCTTGAGAACATCGACCATCTGCGTGTGAACTGCAAAAAGAATCAACTTCTCTTTGGGATTGTCACGGAAGAACTTTCGTGACCAATCCACCACGGCGCGAGCTTTTAGCCTACTGGTAAGCCTGAGCAGAACGCCAAGCCGTGTAACGGCTTCGGCTTTCTGCGCAGAACTGACGCTGCCGTACTTGGTGTTTTGGGCTAACCAGCCGAGGAAATCTTCCTCGGCGGCATCAAGTTCGCTTCGGTCGTCCAAGTGTAAAGGCACAACGATCATTTTCTTCTCGGGCAGATCAAGTACATCCTCTTTGAGCCTTCTGAGCATAAACGGCTTGATCTTCTCATGCAGTTCCCCAAGGTTCTTGGCTCCCTTGTATTCCCATCCCCAATGCGTCTTTCGCGGATCGCAGTAGCGAGTCGCGTAAGCCTGCCAGCTTGGAAATAACTCAGGTCTGATAATGTTCAGGATAGGCCAGAAGTCGGCAGGTCGGTTCATAACCGGCGTGCCGGACATTCCGATCACCTTGGTAGTCATGCGGCTAAGGTACTTAGCCGCCTTTGTCCGGTTGCTGGTTCGATTGCTGAGGTTGTGTACCTCGTCAAAGGCGATGCACTTCCACTGGTAGCGGCCCAGTAAGGGCCGCTGGTCGTAGAGGATGTCGTAATTTACGATGACCGCAGGCGGCAGATCGTCGGGCAAAGTCGCAAGCGACTTGCCCTCGATCACCAGCGAGTCTGCTCCGGCCCACATCTTGAGTTCTCGCTGCCAGTTTCCCTTTAGGGAAGCTGGGCAGACGATCAGTAGGGGCCAAAGACTCTGGCGAGCCGCCAGAGTCGAGACTTGGGCAGTGTTGTGCGTCAATATGTACTGATCTGTCACATACAACTTGTCCTCGGCGGCCACGCTGATGCAATACGAATCTGCCGGACACTCCAAGCGTTCTATGCTAACCAACCTGCGACTAGGTAATGCCCTCGGGCCTGGGACATATCTGCCAGCCTTTCGGATAACACTAAATGGGAGGATGCCCGCAGGGAGTCGCAAACATACACAAAACTCTATAGGCTTCCCTTGGTGGCTTCTATCGTATTGATGGAGTGTTGCCACCCCACCTAAACTTTGAACAAGAGTCACTATATCCCTAGCTAGTCTTGGGGAAATTGTGGAATAGCTTAGCCTGTTTCGTGTTTTGGATATGCTACCATCACAATCCATCAATCCTTGCAGAAGGCTTATTCGATCCTTAGCCGATGCTTCTAGGTATACCTTAGGTATGAATTTATCCACGCTCTTGCAGTTGAGTTCAAGTTGCTCTACGGAATCTCGTAGTGCTACTCTGTAACCTATGCGAGTTACAGTGCCTCGTGTCTCGACATTGCCCTGGAATACATTCCCAGTCGCATCGCCAGACAATCGTTGTTGCACACAAGGCCAATCTACAGTACCTACAGTCAACACCATCTGCCTACCGCCCAAACTCCCGTTTGCTATTAAGCATCCAAGGAAATACGGATCTACTGGTAGCTTGCATTGTATCTGTACGCCCACAAAAGGATTTGTGAGCATCGGAAGATAGTAGGTTTTCTTGGTTGTTTCGAGATCATCGAGGAACCCTAGAGTGGTCTTGACCACTCTGGTTTTCACTTTCCCACCTTTCCAGTAATCCATTGCCCACAAATGCTCTGGCCCCGCCTCGCAGGTAGAGCCATCACTAAACGTGAGTCTGTAGACTTCTTTTACGCCTTGCGGAAAATGTCCCGTTACTGAGGTAAAGTCGCCGTTTGATCCGACGACCTTATCCCCAATCCGTAGGTGGCCTATTGGAACCCACCCCTTATCGGTCATTACGAGTGAGTACCAAGGTTGTTGTTTTCCTAGACCTTGCTCGTCTGCAAGTAGAATTCCGCCGTGGACGGAATTCATAAACTCAACGCCTTGTTCTTGGTACGGGAACAGTTTGTGTTTCGGCATTCTATTCCTCAAACAAGTAGCCAATGAACCACTCAAAGGCTCGTAAGCAGATGTAACCGAGAATGAACGAGGACAGCAGAAAGAACGTGCAGAACCCGACTTCTTGCCAATCCAGTTGTAAGAATCCGATCATCCTCGCACTCCTTGTGCCTTACCGGCCTTCTTGAGTTCCAAGAGTTCCTCTCGAATGATCGGGGTTTCTTTCGGAGCCTCAATCTTGAGGCGAATCCGATTGCCACGCCCAATCGAAACTACGGTGATCTTGATGTTGTTGCCAATGAAAATTGATTCACTGGGGCCACGAGTAAGTGATAGTCCTGCCATTAGTCTACTCCTGAAAAAACTAAAATCACCAGAAAAACAAGGATACTCATGTTTCGGCTCATAGCCCCTCCCCTTCCTCGACTTCGATGTCGATTTCCTTGCAGGCGATGCGAGTTGATCCTGCCACCCTATCGGCAGTTTCTCGATCTACATACGAAAAGAAACTTCCGCTTGCGTAACAATTGACAAACACCCTTACCCGCACCTTCTTTTTTGGCGG